TTTTAAACTATTTTTATCGTTGTTTCGAAGCAATGACCTGTAGACGAGCAATATCAGCCTTGGTGTCAATATCTTTGTTCTTCAGGGCCAAGTCTGCTATCTTCATCCGACGATCAAACTCTTTGTTAGGATCAGCAGCGTCACCAAGGTACTTAGATGAGGCAGCAGCGATCTTTGCTTGTAACTCTGCTGGTGCAAGTTGAATATCAACAAGCTCTTTCTGTGCTTTTGCTTGCTTGAGTTGAACATCAGCTTGTTTATCAGCCATTTCCAGCTGTGCAGCCTGAAGTTGCATCTGCTGCATCTGTTGGTCTTGCTCTGAAGGCTGGTTTACCTGTTGTAACTGCTGAATTAGTTCTTCACGATTCTCTAAGCCACTGTTTTCAATAACAGCAGACAGGATAATCGGTGCAAGTTTAGAGTCAGGGCCGAGTGTCTTCAACAAGTTAATGAATTGTACTTGTTCAAACTCCCTTGCGATGATGCCAAGGTGACTGGTGGGGATAAATACAAAGTCTTGGACAGGATAACGCTCAGGGTCAAACTGCATATACCGATGAGCAGACTTAGTAATGAAAGGAATCAAGAATTGCTCTTGGAAGTTCACCAAAGTACGTTTAGACTTCTTGATAATAGCCATCAGAGCAGGGTTAGTACCATAAGACTCTGGTGTACCCGCTGGCGCACCATAAGAGGCACTATCAATGGTTCCAGTGGCTTGCAGGAGCATACGCTCAAACTCTTTAGCCGTGGCTAGGTTAGCAGGGTCTAGGTTACCAAACTTAAATGGTTGGAGAATCTCTGCTGGATTACCGTTGGTAAGGATAGTTTTACCAGGACGAACCTCAAACTTAGCACCACGAGGCAGCCTTGTAGCATCCATAGCCATCATAGGTACGGTGGTAAGAGCAAGGCTATCTAAATGTGCGCGAACTTGTGCATCAATAGCCTTCTGCATGTTGTAGCCCTTCTCAGCGATACCACGACCCCAGAAGCGATTAGGCATAGAGTCATTCTGGAAGGCAACAACAGGACGATCCTTCATCATGTAAGGATTCTCTTCTGCTTTTAGCAGTACACCGTCATTGGCAATTACGACAATGGCCTCTACTAACTCTGAAAACTCAGCCATTTCGTTAGACTCATCGTCACCTGACTTAGAGAACAGGTCTACAAACTTGTCACTATCGACATTATCAAGCAATTCCTTAGGTACTAAGCCGTAATAACGCAGTAACTTTACCTTGTCTTGCTGATAATCAACTTCTTCCTGTGTTGGCTCAAGGTCAGTTTCACTGGCAGCAGGGCCTATATTAGCCTTTTTGTAGGTTCCATTCTCCATTGCCTGTACTACGCTATGGATAGAGACGAAATCCTCTACAGCACACCCTAAAGCCTCTGCAATAGTGCTTGCATTAGGGTCGATAAGGAAGTTTCGTGGGTTTACTGGTCGTAACTCAACAGCAACACGGTCTTTTTCAGTGACACCGATAGCAGCCAAACCCATGTTAGGCATTGGTTGCGTTGTTGGAATCAGTTCTGTCTTCTTGGTAAGGACGATTTCACCGATACCAGTACCATAAACAGCAGCAAGTAGCACAATATCAGAGACAGACTTGCGTACTTGATCCTTCTTAAAGTCCTTGGTAAGTAACTTTTTCATTACTTCTACATCTTGAGGGGTGTCGTCCTCATCAACGATGTCAAAGAACTTCTCACCACGACCAAAGATAGCCTCATCAATCTCAGCAGAGAAGGTTTCAATGGCTTGCTGTAGCATCGGTGTGACGATCCTGGCACGTTCAGACTCACGGGTACGGTCTTCTCCAGACCAAATACCACGCCAGAGACGCTCATACCTGTCCCAATCTTCCATATAGTTAGTTTCTTTATGGCTGCGCCACTGCTCACAACGCGCTGTTACCCACTCTACCAGTTGATTGTTCGTTTGCGCCATCTTAGTTCCTTATTGTTGAGTAATCCAGTCCCACTTGTTGTTTTTGCTAATATTAACTTTACTAGGAATTACTTGTAAGTTTGTAGGGCAATGTAGTCCAGACACTGTTTTCCCTTGCATAGGTATTACATGGTCTACTTGCCACTCAATACCAGTCATTTTTGTTCTTAAAACCGCTAACGAGTACGCCTCTTCAATAAGAAAGAAGTCATCTTCTATTAACCATTTAGGTGTTCGTTGTAACTTTGCTGCTTTTCGTTTACTACATATAGCGTTTACTTTGTGTTTATTGTTCTTTTTCCAATTACGACTACGCTCGTTTCCTTTATCTTGGTTTGCTTTTTTCCATTTACTGGTACGTTCATTAGTACACACATAACAGCCACCATGAGAAACATGTCTTTCAGAAACATGACCATGCTTGCAAGGTTTCCCAGTAAAATATCTTGTTAAGCCTATTGCTTTAGCTTCTTTTCTGCTTATGATATCCATCAATACGCGCTTTCTAAATCCAGAGGGGTCCAATCTTCTTCATCATAGTCATCAGTGGACACTGTTGTTGCTACTTGTGATACATACGATAGTGCATCGACCAAATCGTCATGCACTTGTGTTGATGGAAACATCAGGTACTGGTCAATAAACTCAGTCCATTTCTCTTCTTTGTTGAGAATAATACGACCATGCTCAAAATTACCTTGGAGAGACCACATAATCCTATCAGTCTTCTTCTGGTTACCGTGTGTTAGTTCCATCACATGAAAGTAAGTATTGTACTCACGCATCAACTTCTCTAATGGTCCTAACACTGCCTGCCTTGCCATTCCTTTTTCTAGTCCAACAGCGACAGGCTGATACTCATTTACATTCTTGATGATACGCATGGCAGTTTCGTCGATTCCCCAACGACCATATTCTATCTTCTCTACAAACCATGTACCATCATCAGTAGCTTTAACAACACAGATAGCAGATTGGTCTAGTCTCTTGTCAGCAGCAGAGGTAGCGTTATTAACTTCCTTAAAGCCAGCAAGGTCAATAGCGATATACCAGGAACCATCAGCAGGTTCTGTTCCATACTTTAACCATTCTTCCTTGAATAACCCAGTACCACTGTTGGTAAAGGATGCTAGAAACTCTTGGTTAAAGTGGAATGTGCTTAATGTCTTCTTTGCTGCTTCAATCTCTTCTGGGTCAATGGTGGGGTTGTCTAGCGTAGTTAAGTGCCAAGACTTCCAATCCTTACTCCGTCCACTCTCACCAGTCTTATACGCATCATAGAACCAATTACGCCCATCAGGGGTACTGATCAACACTGCTTCACCTTTTAAGTCTGCCAATGCTGGTCTTATGATCTTGGTGAACAAGTCTTCCTTAACGAAGGCAGCCTCATCAATAACAGCAAAGTACAACTTTAATCCACGCAATGTATCTGGATTTTCACCAGACCTAATATGTATCTTCCTGCCAGTGACCAGTGTTATGTCCATCTGGTTTACATGGGCCTGCTTAATAACACTCCTGCCTTGCGTTAAAAGAGCATCCCAGGCGATCTGTCTTGCCTGTCCTAGGGTAGGTGCTACATACACCACAGCAGAGCCTTCAGGAGCCTCTAAAGCCTTTGCAAGAAGCATCTTGATAGCAAGGTTACTCTTACCACATCGACGACCAGCAGCAATGACCTTAAACCTTGATTTGTCCTGCCAGACCTCTATCTGCCAAGGAAGCAAAGACCAGTTAAGTTCCACTACTTTGCTCCGAATCTACATCGATAACATCATCACTTGTCTGTATCTGTGGTGCAGTGATGCCTGAGATGTTAATAGTGATTCCTTGTCCACCAGCACTTCCAGGTTCTTTGTTCTCAAAGTAACTGATAGGTAATGCTCTATCTAAAACCATCTTCAAAGCAGCTATCTGAGACGGATGACCATCAGTAAGTGCTAGACGCATAACTTCTTGTAACATCCTGTCAGAGTTAGCAACTAACATCCTTGCACATAACTCTCTTGCAAGTGTGTAGTCACCTTTCGGACGACCACGCTTCCCTGGCTTTAACTTAGCCTCGATGTCTGCTTTTTTAGGTCTCCCTCCCCTTTTCTTGACTGGTTGCACAGGCTTCGTGCTGTCAGTCACAGCGGGGACACTCTTTGAGACAGACAACCCTAAATCAATAGACTGGGTAACTGTCTTAGTATGTTGTTCATCCATTAAAAATTATCTTCTTTAGAAGGTTTTATTCTTAGCACTACTATATTAGTGATAAGTTATATCAACAGTATCTTAATATTAACATCACCGGTCAGATAAGGGTTGCGTTAAAACTTAATTCCGAAGGAATAATCTTCTTCTTTAAAACCTACTTCTTATCTGTTGCTGTGATGTCCTATATTATAGGTGTTTATTGTAGCATATTTTTGTTAAAAAGTCAAGTTATTTCTTTACTACATCGTCCTTCGCAATGCTTGTTATTGGTCAACATTGCTCTTCGCAATGCACAGTTTGCATTATTACCCAGTGCAGCTCAATGTTGTAATGTTATCAACAACTTAGTTAATGCTAACTTGCTTCTTTTTTTCATAGATAATATTGACTTTTTTACTTTTTGTGAATTGAAGTTGGTTCAACAAAATTACCACAACTGATGTTACCCCTCCCCCCGTCAATGTTAGTCAGCACTAACTAACTTAGGACACTTAAGCTGACGATATTATATAAAATTGTATAATGTTATCGATGTTGGTAAGGACTCACTAACATTACATGGTTAGTCAGTGCTAACTAACTTAGCCTGGGTTGACCAGGTTTGTTCCAAAGTTGGCATGAATGTTGCTGTGGGACCACTATAGAACACTATCGATCTGATGCTGGCTTAGCAAAGATTATGCCAATAGTGGTCACTAACTTAGCCTATATCGCTAGGATGGCTTGTAGCTGTCTCTAGGGGTTTCCTCTAGGGTGTAGCAGTGTTGAGTAAAATCAATGAGTTAGATAACCCTACAATCATTGTGGCACGCTTCTTTTACATATACTATATGAGAGGGTCAGTTTTGTGTAATACTCTCACTGTCGTTACAATCAATCACAACTAAGGAAACATCATGACCACACAAGTTATTAACTTCGCATTACCACCGTCACGCATTAGCAAGGTTAAGAATGCCAAGCTTATCGCTGGTAGTCTAGGCAAACCCTCTAAAATGCCGGGGCTGTCATACGGTATCTCTGCTCTGTCGTGCAATGTCGGGGCAAAGCTGGCAAAGATAGCAGGATCGGTCTGCAATGGCTGCTATGCTCTCAAAGCTAACTACTCATACCCTAGCGTTCGAAAGGCTCATATACAGCGCTATAACGGCCTGACAAGCATTTCATGGGTGGATAGTATGGTTACACTAATCGGTAAGGCTAACACTGATTACTTTCGCTGGCATGACTCAGGCGATCTACAGTCGTTCCAGCACCTGCTCGATATCGTTCGTATTGCCGATCGTTTGCCTAATGTGCAATTCTGGCTGCCTACACGTGAAAAGTCTTTAGTCAATAAGTACACTGCAGCTTTTGGTGATTTTCCTAGTAACCTAGTAGTCCGTGTTAGCGCTGCTATGGTAGACGCTAAGGCTCCAGAGGGTTACACTAACACTTCCACAGTTCATACCGATAACCTTATTGACGGCATAGAGTGTAAGGCGTATCTTAATAAGAATAAATGCGGTGACTGTCGTATCTGTTGGGATAAGTCTGTTAAAAATGTTTCCTATCGTTTACACTAAGAAAGGACTAAACAATGAAAGAGCAAGATATTCTATTTGAGAATCCTACGCATTGGGTTTATGACGCAGGCATTAAAGGTTTTGAGGTATATCGTAACACTATCACCCACTCTGTGAGAGTAGCTATCATAGGCCGTAATCTAGGCCTTGAAAGGGCTATTACTGAGGCCAATAATCGTCATGAAAGGACTAAACAATGAAACGTAACAATCAATTCTACGAAGACCCTATTGACCAATGGTTCGACGATGCAATGAATCACCCTGTCTATGCAGTGATTTTGTGCATTTTAGGTGCTATTGGCTTCTATGGTCTTATCTGGTTTATGCTTGCTGCTGGTGTTTTACTTGATCTTTAGGGGTGAAAATGAATAATCATATCTACAAACGTGATAGTGAGGAGTACGGTATCTCTGTCAGTGTGTCTAAAACTGATAAAGGCTTCCGTGTGATCTTTATCGATACCGATTCTGATAATGTCATTGAGAATCGTACTTATAAAGACGAAGTTTCTGCTGTGTCTTATGCTTCTACTTTAATTAATCACTAACCTTTAGGAGAATTTACTATGCGTAGGAATCTTACTACCACAATAAAAGAGTTTCGCAATGGTAACTGTGTCGTATTCTCAAAAGATCCTTGCTTTTACATTGTCAAGGTTTATATCAAAAACGAGCTTTATGATCGAGTGTCTTGTGATGAATATAGAAACGCTAGGCATTACTATAAAGCCTTTAGTGCCATTGCGAAGAATTACAAAGATTTTGCTTAACCTTAACCTCTAGGAGAATTTAACCATGTTGATCGTTTATAAACTTATGTCTCTCGTTGTCTTCCTTATGTCTGCACTGTCTCTGGTTTACATCAACACCTTTAACCTGTTTAGTGCAGCTCAGGCAATTGTACTCAGTGCAGGCTTTGTCGTGTCTTTAGTCTATGGCATTATCGGATCAGTGAGGACAAAATGATCGCAGAGATAACTTTGAGTAGTATCGTGTCCATCGTCATTAGCAAAGATAAAGGCGATGATAACCAGTCTTTCAGAGTGATTACACTGGTAGACAAAGAAGGCAAAGAACATACTATTAACGTGTTTGGTGTCTTTGGTGGTGAATTACCTGTAAGCCTATAGAATCGTTTTCACGGCCTTGTCTATGCTATCCAATGGGGTAGCATAGGCTAGGCCGATGGAAGCCTTTCTAGGCCGTTTTAGACCTATTACTGAGGATTTTAGATTCTATGATGCATTACAAAGGTTACTTTATCCATTACGGCAGCACTGGTGCAGTGTTTGTCACTAATAAACGACACGAAACTATTTTAGTGTGCAACAGTGTGAAATCTGCTAAAATGAGGATTACTAAGTTAACAGAAAGGTAGGGACGCAAAATTAGATGCTTATCTTGTGACGGTATACTGTCTGACTATGAATCTTCTAGAAAGTCCATATTTAGCGGTGAATACATACAAATGTGTAGTTTGTGTTTTAAAGACATCAAAGGTGATTGTCTAGCTATTGGCAATACCTCACTGATGGAAGAGGACGAAACACACACTGAGGACTATGAGGACGATATAAACGATCTTTCAGATTATGATGATTACTGGGAGGAAAGATGACTTACAACGGAAGATGTATCTTTGGCATGGTTCTTGCTAATGTAATAACATTACTAATGTTACTGATGATACTTATGTTACTAACAGTAGTATCATTGCCTAAAGTAATTAATAAACAACATACAATGTATTATAACTATTATGATAACTTAGTTACTGATGTTAACTTAGTTAACGATAGTAACTCAGTTAAGAAAGGTAAAGAATGAATTATAGTCAATTGTCTACTAACACGAGTGAAAGATGTTTTTATTTTGCTATTGGTGACCTTGCAACATTGATAGAACAAAAAGAAACCGATGTTCTGTCTATTCTCAAGGTGCTGTCCTCCAGCTTGCGACAATGTGACCAAAGACAGCGTGAAGACATCGAAACTGCCATGTCTGTCCTCTTAGCACGAAAGGCCGAAGATGCTTACTATGACCAAAAAAGAATCTAAGTTTTTAAAGCATATACCTTGTAGTGTCTGTGGGTCTTCTGATGCGAATTCTCTATACGATGATGGACATCAGTACTGCTTTAACTGTGAAACCTTCGTAGAAGGCTCTATAGAGGCTCCAAAGCCTTTGGTGATACCACGACTAGTACCGAAGGCAACAAAGCCCACTGAGAGCGTTTTAGAGCCATTGCTGGGCATTCCTGATCGTGGCATTACTACCGACACTTGCCGACACTACCAAGTCAAGGGTGATTCTGACAAGCATTACTACCCTTATTGCAACGATGTCTATAAGGTTCGTAATGTCAAGGAAAAACAATTCCATTGGCAAGGCAAGCCTGAGTTGCCACTGTTTGGCATGGACAGGTTCACCAGTGGAGGCAAGGCAGTAACCATTGTAGAAGGTGAATTAGACGCACTGGCAGGCTTTCAGATGCTTGGCAGTAAGTATCCTGTTGTATCTATTCGATCTGGAGCTAGTGGTGCTTTGAAGGATTGCAAGGCAGCGTATGAGTATTTAGATGGGTTCGATAGCATTGTGATTTGCTTTGATGCCGACGAACCTGGACAAAAAGCAGCACAATCCGTTGCTGAGCTTTTCGGCGCTAAGGCTAAGGTATTCAAGCACAAGGCAGACATGAAAGATGCCTGTGACTACCTTAAGGCCAATGATGCTGCTACCTTTGTAAGCCTGTGGTGGAAGTCTGAACAATATGTACCTGACGGTATCGTCAAAGGCACTGACTTGCACGACATGGTGATGGCTCCATTGGCAAAGTCAATTGCAGATTATCCTTATGATGCGTTGAACAAGACCACTGGTGGTATCAGAGGCCAAGAGTTAATTGTGATTACTGCTGGATCTGGTCTTGGTAAGTCACAATTCTTAAGAGAGATTATCTACAGGCTTTTGAATACAACATCTGACAACATCGGCTTAATGTTCCTAGAAGAATCAGTAAGGAAAACTGCATTGTCTCTTATGTCGTTGGCAGCGAATAAACCTTTACATTTGGCAGAGGTTGATGCTACCATCGAAGAGAAGGAACTAGCATATAAGCGTACTGTTGGCACTGGTCGTATGTTCCTGTACGATTCTTTCGGTAGCAATTCCATCGATAACGTCTGCAACCGTGTGCGTTACATGGCAAAGGGGTTAGACTGTAAGTATGTGTTCTTGGATCATATTAGTATCGTTATCTCTGACCAGTCTAACGGTGATGAGCGTAAGTCTATTGATGAGATCATGACAAAACTTCGCATGATCGTGCAAGAGACTGGCATAGCATTGTTTGCAGTATCGCACCTTAAGAGACCAGAGGGTCGTGGTCACGAGGAAGGCGCTGCTACTTCGTTGGCTCAGTTACGTGGCTCTGGCAGCATTGGACAACTTGCTGATATTGTGTTAGGGTTAGAGCGTCATGCACAGGCAGATGACCCTATCGAAAGGAACACCACCAGGATTAGGACAATCAAGAATCGGTATAGCGGCGAGACAGGGCCATCAGGGTCGGTCTTATATGATAAATACACTGGTAGGATGACAGAGATTGTGGATACACTATGAGCTTTTTAATCGGCTTGCTTTCTTTTGTTGCTGTGTTGATAAGGAAATAACAATGGAAGAACTAACACAATTCTTAAAGGATCTTAGCCACCCAGAGCAGTATGGTTGGGCAGTATCGCCAGAGGTGCGCAAGAGAGCATTGATACTACTCTGCAAGATTGACGGTAAGGTATTGGTGACACCGTACACCAAGGCAGTTTTGGACAGTCGTGAAGCAATGAATGAAAGGAATTGATATGACGGATAGATTCGACCTGGAACAGGCAATAATGAATGTGTGGATGGTTAAGGATGATATTGGTACACTGCACTGGCTTTACATTGATGGTCCAGAGGGTCCGATGTCAGATGACCAAGTGTGTAATCACCTGATGGCATTAGAGTATTCCCTAGAGTTAAAGATGCAAAAGTTGTGGGATACTTTCTGTGCGGTAAACAAGATTGATAACCATCGTAAATCTACTGATAGTGAATAGGAACTAAACAATGGGAATGTATAAAGAGCGTATCGAAGAATTCGACTATCTTGACCTCATGGCGTATGATGAAGGCCATGAAGACGAAGAAGATGATGAGGATGAGTCAGAGGAGGATGAAGAATGACCGAACTACGCCAAGCAGCAGAGCAGGCGTTGGAGGCTTTGGAATCTTTGGATTGTGGGGATACTTACAAAACACACAACGCAGCATCAGCACTACGCCAAGCACTAGCACACGAGGCATTGGACAGAATGGTGGCTGAGAATCAGCGACTTGGTTTGTATGAAGACGAGCCAGTAAAGCGTGACAACTTGTCATGGGTTGGGCTTACTGACGACGAACGAGAACACTTCAGAAAACTGGGGTTCGTTGGAGTCTTGGCGGTGGAATCCAAACTAAAGGAGAAGAATAGTGGTTAAAGTATCTGGTGTACCTTACGAAGTAGAATTAGAACTGCCTAATGTTAGCCTTGTCTGGGCAACAGAAGGCATGGAAGGCTACATTGCAGCGATGGCAAGAGTATCCAATCCTGAGAACCAGGACAACCCTGACTATGAAAGATTGATTCGTTACCTAATCAAGCATCAACATTGGTCACCCTTTGAGATGGTTAATGTCTGCATGGAGATTAACTGTACCAGGGATATAGCAAGGCAGATCTTGCGTCATCGCAGCTTTACCTTCCAAGAGTTTTCACAGCGTTACGCTGAGGCACAGCAATGGGATATATCAGAGGCAAGGATGCAAGATAACAAAAACCGTCAGAACAGCCTAGAAACCGCTG